GTTTTCGGCATCTTTCTGTTCAGGGCGTCCGCGATTTCCCCGGTCGCATCGCCTCGGCGGCTGCGGAACGTTTTGCACATCGGTTGTTAAAGAGCGGTACTGCGGTCCTGCTTCGTCAGCCGTTGGCCCAGTTGTGCCGGCAAACAATCCTGCTGACCTGGCGCTGGCATATGCCAAACTTCTCGCCGATTTCTTTCTGGAGGACACCAGACGCCGCGAGGCACCTGATCTCTCCGACCTGCGTTTCACTTAACTTCGCTCGGGGCGATTTGCCTTTGCGGCTGTTGGTTCCTCGCCCCTTCGCGCTCATGTCCTGCATGTTCTCGTCGTGAGTTCCAAGAAAAAGATGCTTTGGATTCACGCATCTCCGGTTGTCACACCGGTGAAGAACAAACAAGCCTTTCGGTATCGGTCCGTACGTCAACTCCCAAGAGAACCGATGCGCACCTTCGAGTCTTCCGACCCTTACGTGGAATCGACCGTATCCATGGGTGTCCATAGCGGCGGTCCATTCCCAGCATTCGTGGGTCTTGCTGACCTTGTTCCAAAACCTTTGCATTTCCATTCCTTCAACTTCTTTCCCATGCCCTTGCCACCTTTCTATGTGTGGAGGCTCTACGTCCTCTCGCTGGGATACGAGGCCGAGGGCTTGTTGCGGCGCCGGGTTTGCAGCGCATGGATGAACAATAGCAATACTTTGCTAGTTAGGTCAAGCAAAACTTTGCTAGTTTGCTTGGCAGGCTGAGCATTCGAGTACGATCCTCGAACAATTCTGTTACCTAGGAGGGGAGATGTCTGGAGCGAAGATTTGGGTTGCAGCGTGTTTGCTGGCAGTTTCGGGTATTGCCCGGGCGGAGCCAGCGGAGCGACTGCCGGCGGCTATACGGGATGCAATAAGGGATGGCGTCCCAGTGCTGAGTGCCCGGGAGATTTTTCTGGATTACGCCGCAAATGAGATATCCGCGGACCAGAAGTACAACGGAAATCCTATGATCCTCGGCGGGACGATTGCCAAAATTGCGCTGGCAGTGGACGGGGAGCCGTACGTAGTGGTAGCGGTCCCGGGGTCTGACGAGGCTACAGTTCGCCTTGGATTCCCCAAGACTGCAGTTCAAGGCTTGACGGCTTTAGAGGCCGGGCAGTCCATCATGTCCCTCTGTATTGGAAAAGGAAAATGGGGTTGGGGTGTTCATCTTTCTTGCGAGCCGGAGTGGGCGGTTATCCCAGTGGCAGGCGAACCCACAACGCCCAAAGCCATACCGCGCCATCAAGTGCAAGGAATGCTGAACGAAGCAGACCGACTGAATGGCGAGTGTCGCGGCGGGATGCCTGCGAATCCACGGACATCGGAAGCGTGCCGAGATCGTGACCTTTTGGTAACTCAAATTGGTCACGCTGGCTGGTGCTGGGGACATGCAGGTGAAGCTGGCTATCAACGGCAATGGGTTGAATGCCGTCCTGGAGATTGAGCCCCTGAAACAAAAAAGCCACCCGGAGGTGGCTTCTAACCGCAGTCGAATTCTTATTCTGCCGCTGATTTTTTGGCCTTCAGGGCCTGTTTCAAAGGAGCTTTTTTCGGCGAAGCTTTCTTGACGACATTGCGCAGCGATGGAGCATGATCCATGAAATTTGCGCCTGGTAGGTACAAAGCGCCGTTGATCATTCTAGAGGTCGTTGTGAGGATCATTTCCCGCAGCGAACTGTAGAGTATCGATAGACCATTCACGACAACGAGGTCCAGTGCGTCCTCCTTGGACTTATCCCCGCTATAGACAAAGCCCCCCATAATGGCAGCGGTGATGGCGTAGGGCGCCTTTTTTCCTTCACCGTTGTTGGGCACGCGGATACGTAGGAAGACGGGATATGCCGGGCGACCATCTCGCTCGAGTTCGTCATACTTGACGGCTATATCGAACTTAACCCCAGCCCAGTCGAAACCATCTGCATCCGAACTCTCATCGCCTTCTGGCATGTAAGGAACAATGGACAGCTCGCCGTAGACGATTGATTGAGTCTGAATAGGACTAGATTGCATCTACGCTGCCTCTGCGACACGAGCTTGATCACCGGCGGCATAGGACCACTGCATCGGCTCGACATTCATATTCAGCTCCCAGAATTTCTTCGGGGCAGGGGGCTGCGCATTGAGAAGGCGCGAAAAGCTCTCCCATTCGCGCGCATCTTGAGACTCTTGGGACTTACGCCCCTTTTTTGCTGCGATGGCACGCGGAACCACATCAACCTTGACAACACAATCCAGGGCCAAGGCGTACTTCAGCATCGACTTGAGGCTCAGGTTAGTGGATCCAGCGAGAATCTGTGAAATCTGAGACTGGCTTACTCCTGCGCGATCAGCAAACTCTTTCTGACTAAGATTTTCACTCTGTAGAAGCTTCAGAAGCTGCATTGCGAACTCATGTTTTGCAGAGGCTTCCCAATACGAGTCCCGCTCGCGGGCTTTTTTGACGAGTTCAGAAAATCTGCTCATGACAATCCTCGGTTCAGTTTTCTTTTATTTCGAGCGCATTCTGAGCGTGCGCTTCCATGTAGGCATTCTTTGCGGCAAGCAGAAGCTTGCGTGTCTTCTTAGAGACTTTATCGTCTCGTTTCACTTCCGCATACGGGCACAGCACCACCCTTCGATCTAAGCCGTAGAAGAAATAAAGCCGTAGGCAGCCCTTTCGGAGACGATAAATTCCCTCGCCTTCGACTGCTTCGTGGCAAATATTGCTGTTTCCATTGAAAATTCCTGGGCCATCAGGTGCATGTCCAATGGCTTCGATTAGGTCAATTAGACCAGAGGCATAGGCTTGATATTGCTCGTCGTCTAGCCATTCCTCGAGTGAGTCCTCGACAGGAGAGGAGTCTGCTGTGACGATCGCGAAAAGGCGCCAGCAAGGGGATTTGTCATCCTCGGTCTCCTCCCAGAGTGGACTCAACAGCATCGATCTTAACCTATAAGTAAAGTCGGGGTGTGCACATTTCAATGTGCTTGTGGGGTCTTTTTAACACTTTGTTGCGAATGCGCGCCAGCGCCGTAAACATTGAAGGCAGACTGCGTGCGCTGCCAAAAAGCGATCAAGACCGTACCCACTGCCCGGCTTCATCATCCCGCAGCCTGGCGCCAGCCCACACAACCTGACCAAGCACACGGGCAGGGTGGCCATTTTCCAGAGGGATGTCAGGGTAGGCGGGGTTGAACGATCTCGCGACCCAGCGCCCCGTCAGCTTGTCCTTGGCCACCGTCTTTACGATCATCTTGCCGTCATAGTTGATGGCATAGACGCCGCCGCCGGCCAAGTCGCGCAGCGTCAGGTCTTCGTTCGGGACAACGAGCAGGGCGGCGCCATCCTTGATGATGGGTTCCATACTGTCGCCTTTTGCGTACACCACCTTAGCTTTCCCAGAATCTGCGCCAACAGAACGCAGGAACGAGCGGCGAAACTGCAGCACGCCGGTCTGCGTTTCGTCGTGGTTCTCGATGCCGTCGCCAGCAGCCAGCCGCACGTCGGCCAGCTCCGGCACCGCCTCAAACTCATCGTTCTCAGCCAATGGTGCACCTGGGCCAGCATTAGCCACAACGCTGTCCCGCATTGCTATTCGGGGTTGCGGTGCCTTGTCCGCCTGATATGTGGTTCGCCCGCCTTCCCAAGGAGCGGGCAATCCAGGAATCCGCATAGGAAAGGCGTCGTCAGCTTGGTCCATGTCGACCAGGCCGCCGGGTTTGTGGTCTCGCAAGGGCAGATTCGATTTAAGCGGTGCCACGGCCGGGGCGGCATCGTGAGGACGCAAGAGGTCCCACGGCTCGACTCCAAGGACTTCGGCCAGAGTCTCGACCTCCCCGAACTTCGCGGAAGGCACTTTGCCGCTCTTACTCGGCTGCCGCCTACCTGGGTTTAGGTAGAGGCTGATTGTGGTCTGACCGATCCCCGACAATTTCGCAAGCGACGCCTGCTTATGGCCGGCTTTCTCCATAAGTCGTGCGAGGTTTGTGGCGAGGATGTCGTTTAAGGATGGCTTGCTCATGCGCGGAGTGTGCAATTTCTTGCTAGCAAAGTGTTGCTTGATCGAATAGCAAAACTTTGCTAAGGTGCGCTTATGAACACACCACTCGACCAAGATATTCGGAGCCGGCTACTCGCCCGTCGGGGTGAATGGCCCGCCATCGCCGCCTCGTCCGGCGTCTCACATTCGTGGATCTCCAAGTTTGTGCGGGGCCAGATACCGAACCCCGGCTACACGACGCTGACTCGTCTTGGCGCGTGCCTGGGTATCCGGGGGTTGCGCCGCGCCGTGGCTGCCGCTGATGCCGCAGCAGTGATCGCCGAAGAGGCGAGGGCGGCATGACCACGCGCACCTGCGTTTTCCGCCTGGACACAGCCTTCCTTGATAGCCAAGTAAGCGATTTTTCGTCGGCTCTCGATCAAGCCGTATCCAGGGGGTCATCTCTTCAAAGCCTTTTGGATCGCTTCTCTGGCGACATCGATAGCGCGTTGGCGAATGTCATTCTCGGTGATGGTGTGTCCACATCCCTGGCAGATGGCTCCATCGAAGTCTTGTATCGACCGAGGCTGGGCGGCAACTTTGAATTGTTGATTTCCGCACTTCGGACAGCCGAACGAAACGATGTTCTCGGGCATGAGAGTTCCCCCAACGTAGAAGAGGTGAGTGTAGGAACCACCGATTCTACGTTGCGCGGGAACCACGGCGGGGAGGGGGCATGACATCAATGCACCGTCGCCGATTCGCGGCCGTCGGTCGCCCACGCCATGCGGTCACGCTCGGCGCACAGCTCCTGAAACAAATCCATGACGGCCTTTTCGCTGGGTGCCTCAAACATCCGGCGGGCCAAGTCCTGGGCATTGATCAACAACTTCTCCGTTTCAGTCATGAAACACACCTCGCTCTTTGTTCATAAGGAAGTACTCAATGAGCACGCAACCAGTATCCCCACAGCAAGATGAAATGGCACGCAAGGCGCCAGAGCTTGTGTGGAACGGCCCGCAAGAGTCTGCAATTGGTCGTACCTATAGCACCTGGCGCGGGCTCTTCACGCGCTGCTTCAACCCCATCGACCGAAATTTCAGCAAGTACGGTGGCCGCGGAATCACGGTGTGCCCCCGCTGGTTCGACTTCAATGTTTTTGTAGACGACATGGGGTTGCGACCCGAGGGAAAGACTCTGGATCGCATCAACAACGACGGCAACTACGAACCTGGTAATTGCCGTTGGGCCACGCCACTTGAGCAGGCGCGAAACACACGGCGGAACAAGGTTGTGCTGGTCGGCGGAAAGCCGAAGTTTCAGGTAGAGATCGCTCGTGAGTATGGGTTGGCCGACTCCACCGTGATGCGTCGGCTGCAAGCTGGGATACCGGTCGACGTCGACGCGTATTTCAAGCGTCAAAAGCTGAACCGTGACGAAGTGGCAGAAGTGAAGGCTCTTCTAGGTAAGGGATTGCCACGCAAGCTCATCGCCGAGAAGTACTCGATCAGTGTCCAAGCCGTCGGCATGATCGCCCGCGGCGAAGTGTGGAAGGAGATCGCGTGATGAAAGAGGACGCGCTTATGACTGCACGACGGTACTTGTCGCTTTCATTGCAGAGAATCGGTTCAGTCGGTCAGAAAAAGATTGCTGAACAATTGGAACTGTCGGAAGCAACGCTTTCGCGGTTTGTCGCAAATGACCTGGAGCGTGCATGCCAGGTTCTTTCGATGGCCGGCCTACAGGTGTGCCCTAAGGATGTCGTGGTGGTCAGCCGCGATGACATTCAGGCGCTGGAACGCATGGCGTTCAAGTACTTGCAGGCCCGTATAGAAGCTGACAGCGGGGGCTACTGACATGGCTGATATCACCCTGGTTCGTCAGCAACCTGTCCAGGCATCTGAGCAGGAGAAAGAAGCCGCGCGTCGGATGATCTTCGGCATGGTGGACGGCCTGGGTGAACGCGGGCGTAAGCAATGGCGCCGGCTGTGGAATCAGCTGGTTCGGCTTGAGCCGGGCGAGATGCTGTCGATCACCACGCACAAAGAGCGCACCGGCTGGTACCACCGCAAGCACATGGCGTTGGAGTCGGCCCTGTTCGAAGCACAGGAACGGTTCGAAGAGTTCGAAGCGTTCCGCGCTTGGCTGAAGACCGGCAGCGGCTTCGTTGACTGGTACCCGGGCCCGAAGGGCGGCGTGATCCCGGTGCCGCGCTCAATCAGCTACGCAAAGCTGGAGCAGGCCGATATGGAGC